TATTCTATGGCTCGTTCTCAACTTAAAACTATTAAGAACGCTGCTTCTCGTCTTGAGAAAAAGATGGGTAAGAAAGGTGAAGGTGAACTCAAGGCATGGGTTCAATCAAAAATTACCAAAGCAGCAGATTATATTGACACTGCAGCAGATTATGTAACTAATGAAGAAACCATCACAGAAAAAAGAGATGGTAAATCTGCAAAGGATAAAGGATATTCTCTTCGTGATTGGTTTAAAGGTGGTGGTTGGAAACAAGCTGGTGGTAAATATGATGGAAAACCTTGTGCTAAACAACCAGGTCAAACAACTAAACCATATTGCCGTGATGCAGATGATCGTTCTGCAATGAGTAAAGATGAAAGAGATAAAAGAGCTGCTAAAAAGCGCAGAGAAGATCCAAATCCCGATAGAAAAGGAGCAGCAAAAATCGTGACTCAAAAAAATTCATTTGAACCAGAAGGTAACCTTGTAGATGAAGGTAAGAAAGATGCTTGTTATCATAAGGTCAAGTCTCGTTATTCTGTGTGGCCTTCTGCTTATGCTTCAGGTGCTCTCGTAAAATGTCGTAAGGTTGGTGCTGCCAACTGGGGTAATTCCACCAAGAAAGAAGAAGTAGAACTTGATGAAAGAAGTCGTTTAGATGGTCCAGAAGAACGTAAAAAGGATTTAAACAAGAGATACGATCCAAAAGGTGGTGGTACAAATCCATTCAGAACACCTATAGAACCAGAAATCAAAAAAGAAGATTATGATTTCTCAAACTGGAGAGATGATTTTAAAGCACTTCAGATAGATTCTTTTGATATTATTAAACCAGAACCACTCAAAGCAACGGATGGTATTGGAAGTCGAATGCTTGATGAAAAGTGTGTCACACCTAAGAATGTGAAGAAAATTGCCAAAGAATTAGATGCTGCAGTTGAGATGCATAAAAGTCAAGCAAAGAGACTCAGAAAAGCGGGTATCTCAGAAGAAAATGTTGATGAAGCAAAGAAGTGTTGGAAGGGTTACAAAAAAGCAGGAACTCAAAAACTCTTTGGTAAGACTTACAATCGTTGTGTAAAAGCAGGATATGAGGGTGATAAAACTCTCAGTCAGTTTATGGAAGATTGGCAGAAATCAAACCGCAAAGACGGTGTTGATGGCATGAGTCAAAGTTCTGTTAATGCCTACAAGCGTGAAAATCCAGGTTCAAAGTTGCAAACTGCTGTTACAACAAAACCATCCAAGTTAAAGAAGGGAAGTAAGGACTCAAAGAGACGCAAGTCTTTCTGCTCTCGCTCTAAGGGTCAAAAAGATATGCATAATATCGATTGCACTAAGACCCCAGATAAGAAAATTTGTAAAGCACGTAAACGCTGGAATTGTTGAGGTTAGTGTATGAGTGAAATTTATCTTGGTAATCCTAACCTAAAAAAAGCAAATACTCAGATTGAGTGGACTGAAGATAAGATCGTTGAATTCCTTAAATGTAAGGATGATCCGGTTTATTTTGCAAAAAAATATATTAAAATTGTTTCCTTGGATCATGGTCTTGTACCTTTTGATATGTACCCATTCCAAGAGAAATTAATTAAAAATTTCCATGAGAATAGATTTAATATCTGTAAAATGCCTAGGCAGACAGGTAAATCTACAACCTGTGTTTCATATTTGTTACATTATGCGGTGTTTAACGATAATGTAAACCTAGCTATATTGGCAAACAAAGCATCCACCGCAAGAGATTTATTACAAAGATTACAACTGGCATATGAAAACTTGCCAAAATGGATGCAACAGGGTATTATTGCATGGAACAAGGGTTCTTTAGAATTAGAAAATGGCTCCAAAATTTCAGCTAACTCTACTTCATCATCTGCTGTCCGAGGCGGATCCTATAATGTCATCTTTCTTGACGAGTTCGCTTTCATCCCGAATCACATTGCTGATGACTTCTTTGCCTCTGTTTATCCTACTATTTCTTCTGGACAAAGCACAAAGGTAATTATTGTTTCCACCCCTAGGGGTATGAATCATTTTTACCGCATGTGGCACGATTCTGAAAAAGGTAAGAATGAATATATCCCAACGGATGTTCATTGGTCTGAAGTTCCTGGTAGAGATCAAGAGTGGAAAGAACAAACTATTGCAAATACTTCAGAGCAGCAATTTAAAGTTGAATTTGAATGTGAATTCCTTGGATCTGTTAATACTCTTATCAGTCCTGCCAAACTGAGAAATTTGGTTTATGATGAACCTATTCAAAAAAATGCTGGTTTAGACATCTATGAGGACCCGCAAGAATCCCATAACTACCTCATTACTGTTGACGTTGCTCGTGGTCTGGGCAATGATTATTCTGCATTTATCGTGTTTGATATTACAGAATTCCCATATAAGGTAGTAGCAAAATATCGGAACAATGAAATCAAACCGATGTTGTTTCCGAGTGTTATTGATGAAGTTGCAAGAGCATATAATAATTCATTTGTTTTAGTTGAAGTAAATGATATTGGTGATCAGGTAGCAAGTATTTTGCATTTTGATTTAGAAAATGAAAATCTTCTCATGTGTTCTATGAGAGGGAGAGCAGGTCAAATTGTGGGATCTGGATTTAGTGGTAAAAAATCGCAACTTGGAGTTAGAACAACTGCTGCGGTTAAAAAATTAGGTTGCTCAAACTTAAAAACTTTATTAGAAGATGATAAATTATTAACTTGCGACTATGATATCATCTCAGAATTAACAACTTTCGCACAGAAACATAATTCGTTTGAGGCGGAAGAAGGTTGTAATGATGATTTGGCAATGTGCCTTGTAATATTTGCATGGTTAGTCGCACAGGATTATTTTAAAGAAATGACGGACAATGATATTCGTAAAAGATTATATGAAGAACAAAAAAATCAAATAGAACAAGATATGGCACCATTCGGTTTTATTGCCGATGGATTTAATGAGTCCACTTTTACTGATAGTGAAGGTGAAACATGGTATGCTGATGAATATGGTGATCGTTCTTATATGTGGGATTATATGTAATGGACTTCGACGAAGAGTTTGAACTGGAACATTTAATATTCAAACAAAGAAAGTGTCGAACATGCGAAAAAATAAAAGATTTGATTGATGGTTATTATAAAACTAGAAAAGGTAGTGGTCCATCAGCATATTCATATGAATGTAAAGATTGCACCAAAAAAAGAGTTTTAAAAAGTAGAAAAACAAATAAAATAAAGAATACTTGGGAATATCCTGATTGGTAGATGTTCACACACTGTTTCCCCGTTGAAAATACCCTTTTTAATAAATAATTTCAGATAATTTGGATACGGAGAACGTAAAGATGCCATTAAACTTAGCATCTCCTGGCATTGTTGTTAAGGAAGTTGATTTAACCATTGGAAGGGTTGATCCAACTGCCGAAGGCATTGGCGCTATTGTTGGTCCTTTTGAAAAAGGAACAGTTAACGAGCCAGTTCTAATTAACAATGAGCAGGAACTTTTAAATACTTTCGGAAGTCCTTATGCAACTGATAATCATTATGAAACTTGGTTGGTAGCATCTTCGTATCTTGCATATGGCGGAGCACTTCAGGTTGTAAGATCTGATGACAGCGACCTCAAAAACGCATTTGCAGGTTCAGGATCTGCACCAAAAATTAGAAGTTATGAAGATTATGTAAATCTCGGATATGACGAGAACGTAATCTCTGGAGTAACAGTTGCCGCAAGAAATCCAGGTTCTTGGGGAAACGGTATTAAAGTAGCACTTATTGACGCAAAAGCAGATCAAATTCTCAGTGGTTTTTCGGGACTTGATAGTCTTGGCACTGGTGTTCCTGTTACTGTTGGTATGGGTGTTACCCAATCAATGATTGGAAAAACAAAAATTGGTGCTGGAACAACAGAAGCACTTGATGGATTCTTGAAAGGTATTGTTACAGAAGCATCTGCTACTCAGATTTCAGTTAAAGTTATCGAGCACGTTTCTGCTGCTGGAACAGCAACGCAAGTTGACTATCAACCAACAGGAACTTACGCATTCACAGGAGATGGTGCTATTGGTTTCCATACCGCAGGACAATCAACTGCTTGGGTATCGGCAACTGGAACCACTCAGCAAGATTGGTACGATAATCAATCAATCACGCTATCAAATAGCGAAATTTCTTGGAACAGTCTTGCAGAAAGACCTTCCACCTCAACATACGCTGCAGATAAAGGTTCAAGATTTGATGAACTGCACGTTGTTGTTATTGATGATACTGGAGATGTAACTGGCAACGCAGGAACTATTCTTGAGAAGCACGTTGGTCTTTCCAAAGCAAAGGATGCTCAGTACTCTGCTGGTGCAACCTCTTATTGGAGAAAGTATGCCGCAGAAGGATCTGAATTTATCTTTGCTGGAGGACAACCTGCAGGTATTGTAACCACTGGATTCGCAAGTGGTACATTTAACCATTCCACAGACATGGCATGGGATCAAAATACACTGAATATTGATTTTGGTGCTACTGGAAATACTACAGTAACACTTAGTGGTGGTTTAAATTATGACGGTACTTCTGATATTGATGCTACTGGCGCATTATCAGCAGGAGTTGGTGATCTAGCAGCGGGATATGATCTATTTGCTAATACTGAAGAATATGCTATTAACTTCATTCTTATGGGTGGAGCAGGTTACGAAAGAGCATCTGCTCAGGCACTTGCAAGTAAGGTAATTTCCATTGCAGAACAGAGAAAAGATGCACTCGCATTCGTTTCTCCATGTAGATCTGAAATTCTTACAACATCTGGTAACGGATACACCGTTAAGAGTACCGCTGATGCAACTGATAATATCCTCAGTTTCTATTCATCAGTTCCTTCATCTTCATATGGCGTACTCGATAGTGGGTACAAGTATATGTACGATAGATTTGCGGACACCTTCCGTTATATCCCACTAAATGGTGATATTGCAGGATGCTGTGCTAGAAATGACGCTTTACTATTCCCATGGTATTCTCCAGCAGGAACTGCTAGAGGTGGAATTTTAAATGCTGCTAAACTTGCATACAATCCAGGTCAACTCCAGAGAGATAGACTTTATTCTGCAAGGATTAATCCAGTTATCACTACACCTGGTGGCGGTATCACACTATTTGGTGATAAAACTGCTCTTAACAAATCATCAGCATTTGATAGAATCAATGTTCGTAGATTGTTTATCTTCCTTCAGGAAGCAATTAAGGGTGCTGGAAGAGATGTCATGTTTGAATTCAATGACTCCTTAACCAGAAGTTCTTTTGTTAACGCTGTTGAACCATTCCTCAGAGATATTCAAGCAAAGCGTGGTATTGTTGACTTCAGATTAATTTGTGATGAAACTAATAATACAGCAGCAGTGGTCGATTCCAATGAGTTTGTTGCTGATATCTACATCAAACCTTCAAGATCAATTAATTTCATTGGTCTAACATTCGTTGCCACCAGATCTGGTGTCTCATTCTCAGAAGTGGTTGGAAACTGATTTACTTTAAAGAACATAAAATTACTAACGAGGATTAAAAACAATGGCACTTAGAACAATTTCACAATTTAAATCTAACCTAACAGGTGGGGGTGTACGCCCTAATCTGTTTGAGGTTGAATTAAATTTTCCAAATGCAACTGGAAGTGATTTCCAATTCATGAGTAATGCTGCAACTCCAGCAGCAGAAAATGTTGAGATCACCGAATCTGGAGTTGCAGATAAAGTTCCTTTCATGGTGAAGGCAGCAAACCTACCTGCATCAAATATCACTCCCGTTGAGGTTCCTTTCCGTGGAAGGATTCTCAAGGTTGCTGGTGAAAGAACTTTCGATACCTGGACTGTTACTGTTCTCAACGATGCTGATTTTAAAATCAGAACCGCAATGGAACAGTGGATGAATGGCATCAGCAGACTTACTAATGGGTCTGGTGAAGTTAATCCAACCGATTATACTGCTGATGCAGTTGTTAATCAATTGGATAGAAATGGTGGTACTTTAAGAACTTACAATTTCATTGGACTATTCCCAACGAATGTTTCTGAAATTCCACTCTCAATGGATACCACTGATACTATTGAAGAATTCACTGTTGAGTTCCAAGTTCTTTACTGGACTGTTGGTGCAGGTGGAGATTCTTCATCTTACCCATCAGTAAGTTGATAAATAGTTAAAATAACAAAGTAAAATTATAAGATGACAAAACTCTTTGGATTTTCTATTGAGCCTAGTGAATCAAAATCAAAATCTGAAATATCCCCCGTTCCCCCTAATAATGGGGACGGGGTTGATAATTTTATAGCAAGTGGATTCTATGGATCCTATGTTGATATTGAAGGTGCATATAGAAACGAACACGAATTAATAAAAAGATATAGAGAAATGGCAATTCACCCAGAGGTGGATAATGCTATTGAAGATGTAGTTAATGAAGCGATTGTTAGCGACCTTTATGATTCTCCCGTAGAAATTGAACTTTCAAATATTAATGCTAGCGATAAATTAAAAGATTTAATTAGAAAAGAATTTAGATATATTAAAGAACTTTTAGATTTTGATAAAAAATCTCATGAGATCTTTAGAAATTGGTATGTTGACGGTAAAATATATTATCACAAAGTAATTGATTTAAAAAAACCAGAAGAAGGGATCAAAGAGTTAAGATATATTGATCCTATGAAGATGAAGTTTGTGCGTCAGGAGAAAAAGGTAAATAAAGGCGTACAAGGCATAGATCTCTCAAGAACAACAGAGACAAGTAAAGTCTTATATCCAGAGATTGAAGAATATTTTGTATATTCACCAAAACCAAATTTTCCAGTAGGAATGGTTTCAGGTGCAGCAGGACAAAAAGGTATCAAAATGGCAAAAGATACCGTTACTTATGTCACTTCTGGTCTTGTAGACAGAAATAAAGGTTCAATTCTTTCATACCTTCATAAAGCAATTAAGGCACTCAATCAACTTAGAATGATTGAGGATTCTCTTGTTATCTACAGATTATCAAGAGCACCAGAACGTAGAATCTTCTACATTGATGTTGGTAACCTGCCAAAAGTTAAGGCAGAACAATATCTCCGTGATGTTATGAACCGCTATAGAAATAAGCAGGTTTATAATGCACAGACTGGTGAGATCAGAGATGATCGCAAATTCATGTCCATGATGGAAGACTTCTGGTTACCTAGAAGAGAGGGTGGTCGTGGTACTGAAATCACAACACTCCCAGGCGGTCAGAACCTAGGAGAACTCTCTGATATTGAATATTTCCAAAAGAAACTATACAGAGCACTTGCTGTTCCCGAATCTAGAATTGCTAGTGATGGTGGATTTAATCTTGGTCGTTCATCAGAAATTTTAAGAGATGAACTCAAATTCACCAAATTTGTTGGACGTTTAAGAAAAAGATTTGCACATATATTCAGCGATATGCTGAAAACGCAACTAATTCTTAAAAATATCATCACACCAGAAGATTGGGAAAAAATTTCAGATCATATTCAATATGATTTCATTTATGATAATCAATTCGCAGAACTTAAAGAAAGTGAATTGATGAATGAGCGTCTAGGAACCCTAGCAACAATTGAACCATATATTGGCAAGTATTATTCTGTTGATTATGTTCGTCGTAAGATTTTACGTCAAACTGATACTGAAATGCAGGAAATTGATATGCAAATTGAAAAAGAAATTGCTGCAGGAATTATTCCTGACCCCAATTCAGTAGATCCAATTACTGGTGAACCATTACCAGGTGGTGATGAATTATTGGGCGATATCCCTGTGGATGAAGATCCAGATGATACTGCAGGTAAACTTACTGATGCAGATCTTCAAAAGGATACTAAAACAGCAGAGATATAAATAAAAAATATACCTATACAATTAATTTCATGGAAGATGTTATCGATTTGATTGCTACCGATTCTTCGGCATCGGATATTAGCGACAAAATTAAGGATGTTTTGTTTAATAAAGCAGCTAGTGCTGTAGAAAACAAAAGGTCTGAAGTTGGAAATTCTATGTTTGATCTTGAAACAGAAGTAGAAACAGAAGCCGAATCGGAGGAGTGATGGCAAGAACTTTATGTAAAGGTGCAGAGGCAGCTCTGCCTACAACAACTGGTACTGCTGTTAGTTTTACTGAGGCAACTGTTGTTCGTTTAGTTAATACACATAGTGGCAATCATCTTGTTACTGTTGTTGAAACAAGAAGTGGTGATGTTGTTGGTTCATTTACGATGCCATCAGGGTCTATAGAATATCTTGAAAAAAATCCCACCCAGTG